GACCGCACCAGAAGGAGGCTGGAAAGTGGGCACACTGGCTGACTACTTCGGAATCCCGACAGGCGTGAGCGGCCTGAAAGTGAACAGTCTGCCATTCAGAGCATATGCAAAGGTGTGGAACGAATGGTTCCGCGACGAAAATTTGCAGCAGCCTGTGACCCAGAGCATGGACGACACGACCACAACCGGCGTGAACACCGGAACGAAACAATCAGACGCAGAAGCGGGCGGTCTGCCGCTGAAGGTCTGCAAATACAAGGACTACTTCACAAGCTGCCTCCCGTCTCCGCAGAAATCTGTAGAACCGGTAACACTGCCAATGACAGGAAACGCACAGATTGTATGGCCAAACAGTGCAGAAATAATGGCAGACGGAAATATTTTCCAAAACGGTGGCGGAAGCCTCGAAAACATTCCGATAAACACGAATATGAAAATCGCTGCATCAAAAAAGAACAACAAAAGCGGAAAATCGATTGTAATGTTCGGTGGACAAAAAAGCGCAGGAGAAATCAATTACAGCTCAATGCAAGCAGACCTTAGCAACGTAACCGGCGCAACCATCAACGAACTGCGTCAGGCAATCGCAGTGCAGCACATCTTCGAGCGTGACGCAAGAACCGGCACCCGATACAAAGAAATCCTGAAAGGCGCATGGGGTGTGACAAGTCCGGATGCACGTCTTGACCGATCTGAGTACATCGGCGGACACAGAATGCCAATCAACGTAAATCAGGTCATTCAGACCAGCAGCACCGACAGCACGTCGCCGCAGGGCAACACCGGAGCATACAGCATGACGACCTTGAGCAGAAACATGTGCACATACAGCGCAACAGAACATGGCTATGTTCTGGGTCTGGCAGCTATCCGCGTGGATCACAGCTATCAGCAGGGACTTAGCAGACTGTGGACGCGCAGCACTCGATTCAGCTATTACGACCCGATGCTTGCAAACCTCGGTGAACAGGCAGTGCTAAATCAAGAGATTTATGCACAGGGCAAGGCGCAGGACGAAGAAGTTTTCGGCTATCAAGAAGCATGGGCCGATTACAGATACCGCACCAACATGGTAACAAGCGAAATGCGCAGCACCTACGCGCAAACGCTGGATGCATGGCACTATGCGGACAAGTACGGCGCACTTCCTACCCTATCCAGCAGCTGGATTAAAGAAGGAACAGAAAACATCGACCGAACTCTTGCAGTACAGAGTTCCAACAGCCACCAGTTCATTTGCAACTTCTATTACAATCAGGCATGGACGCGACCGATGCCGATTTACAGCGTGCCAGGCATTGATACGATCTAAGGGGGTGCAAAATGGATCCTATTTTAGGAACATTATTGCAGTTTGGTTTGCCAGCACTCATAAACGTAGGCGGGCAACTGCTGCAAACTGGTATCAAAAATATCAGCTCAGGCAGTGGACAACAGACGATGAGCGGTACAACAAACACAAGCAGCAACACAACCACAACGACCGAAGGAAGCACCACAGAAGCAGGAACCAGCGTAAAAACGGGCAGTATATCGGGCATCGTGGACGCACTAAAAACTGCAATGGGTACGCCAACAGGCAATAACGCAGCAGCGGCAGGAGCGTTCAACGCCGGACAAGCACAGACAGCAAACAACCTACAAAGCGGAATGTGGAGCATGGCAAACACCATGAACATGCTCTCAAACATAGCCGCAAACGGCCTGAACCTTGCAAGTCAAACAAGCGCACAAAAATACAACTCTGCAGAAGCAGCAGCACAAAGAGCATGGCAAGAACAAATGTCAAACACCAGCTATCAACGTGGCGTAAAAGACATGAAGGCAGCCGGATTAAACCCAGTACTTGCAGCATACAACGGCTTCGGCGCAGGTCTGGCACCGAGCGGAGGAACAGCAAGCAGCGGAATCCAAAGCTTTAGCCACACTCAGAGCGCAGCAATCCCAACAGCGCACACCGCAAACATGCAAGCTATGTATGACTACGGCAACAACACAGCCCAGTTCTTACAGAACGCAATGCAGACCATAAGCACAGCAAAAGAAACAAGTCAATACGGAATGGCAAGAACCATGGAGCAAATTGCAAACCAAGTTGGAACAACATCTGCAAAGAGCGTACAAGACATCACGAAGAGCGAAAGCAGCACCAGCACACAAGACAGGCTCGGCGCACTGGACAAGCTACTACCGAGCGGAAACAGCCACGGTGGTGGCGGAAACAGCCACGGTGGTGGCGGTGGTCGTGGAAGATAACTATTGACAAACACAGAAAAGAGGTGTATATTATGGGTGTACTAATCACACACCTTACCTAGAAAGGGGTATAACCATGAAAAACGTGACCAAAAGAATCAACATAAATCTGACAGACAGAGAAATCACAGCACTAGGAGCAATCAAAGACGAAATGACACTCAGAGGGTGGAGCGGAAACACAAGCGACATCATCAGGGACGCAATAGCAGCTTACTGCACACAAGTAACAGGGTACACATTCGCAAACGAATGGAGCATTAAAACAACAAAAATCCATGATTAAATTGGACTTGACACGGAAAATTGTGTCAGTGGGCCCCAATAACATCAAGAAGGGTTATTGGGGCCCACTGAGGTGAAGAGGGTGAAACATCCATATGGGGTGCACAAGACCTTTGGTAAGATTCGCAGACGGCGAAATAACGACACTGAAAAAGTATCTACTGGCAGGAAAAAAACACAACAGTCAACTCAACATTGAAGGGCCATTCATGAATGAAAGCCTAGAAAAAAAGCTGCTGCGAAAGCTGAAAAGCGAAAATGCACAAATACTGCCATGTGGACACTGTGCCGGCTGTAAAATGCAAAACGCAAGCAGCTGGGCAAACAGAATGGAGATGGAAATGCCATACCACGAAAATGCGTGGTTTTTAACACTCACATACGACAATGAACACGTACCATGGTCTTACAATCAAGGTTTAGGCGTTAACAAAAAAACAGGCGAAATCATCATAGAAAACTTAACACTGAACTATGAGGACATGCAAAAATTTTGGAAACGCCTAAGACGCTGGTTGGAATACCATGAAAGAAACACCGGGAAACTGATGTACTACCAAGCAGGCGAGTACGGCAGCCAGACACACAGGCCACATTATCATGCGATCGTGTACGATCTGCCGATAAAACCGGAAGAGCTGAAAATCTACAAACAGAAAAACGGCTTCAGATACTACAATGTTGAATGGCTAACAAAGCTGTGGGGTATGGGTCATGTAGTGGTAGCACCGGCAGAATGGAAAAACATGGCATACACCGCAAGATACACAACAAAAAAAATTTACGGCAAGGATTCAAAAAAATATTATGAAGAACTCGGAGTTTTACCAGAACGCTGCATGATGAGCAAAAATCCTGCAATCGGAATGCAGTACTATGAGGAACACAAAAATGAAATCTATGCAAAAGATGAAATCCAACTGAAAAACGGCAAGCGATGCAAACCGCCTAGATATTTCGATAAACTGTTTGACTTAGAGCATTCAAACAGTAAACCGCTATCTGAAGCAGAAAGTGAGACGATAGAAGACACAATAGTAAAAGCCGAATCTGAAGAACTGAAAGCAATCAAAAGAGAACGCCGAAGAATCGCAAACGAAACGCTCTTTGCTCAGCTCAAGCAGACCGGCTTAACCATGCAAGAATATTATGACCTAAAAGATAAGAAAAATCAAGAAAAATTCAAAAAACTTATCCGAGAAGAAATTTAAAAGAACGGCTGAATAAAGGGAACTGGACGACGTGACACAAAAAAAAGTTACGTCGTCCTTTTCATGCGCGACCCAGCGCGCACCGGACGACCTCAAACAAAAATAGTGCTTGACAAGTGTATGAAAGAGGTGTATAATAAAGGTGTAGAAAGGATGGTGCTCAAAATGACACTGAAAAGTTACAGAGTTGAAATGACAAACATAAAAACAGGTAAAAAAGAAATCCGTCACACAGTAGCAGAAAGCAAGAAACTCGCAAAATGTCTCATCTGGGTAAGAGAAGATATCATAAGCCACTGGAAAATAAACAAAATAGAAGAAGAGTAAACATTAAAAACGTGAGGTTGACGAAAAACAGCCTTGCGTTTTTTTTTTTTTTGGTAAAATGGAGAAAAAGGAGGTGGTATCATGGCATACCGCAAGACCGTTAAACCGAAGGTAGACAAGAAAATTTTCACCAACACCGCAAAGAAAACCAAAAAGATCAACGTGAACCCGAAACCGAGCAGAGGGGGAATCAGGCTGTGAGCAAAAGACCGTATCACCAAAAAGAACCCGGTATGATGAAAGTAAGATATGCAATCAACATCGAAAACAACATGCTGAAAGAGATCGAGGACGTAAGCCAGACGCTGGAACTGCCCAGATCAAAAGTAACGAGGGCACTGCTGCGCTACGGTCTCGATAACATCACCACGAAACAGATCTATGAACTGGGAAAGGAATAAGCCATGATTCTGGAAATTGTCGCAATCAAAGATGAACTCGCAGGAACCTTCGGCAACTTGATGGTGGTCAACGAAAAAGTTGCACAGCGCACTTTCAAGTGGATGACAGCAGAAAGCGAAAAGCCGGACTGCGACGACAAACGCATCTACAAGCTGGGCATGTACGACACCGAAACCGGCCTGATCCAGAGCCAGACACCGGAGCTAGTCTATAACATGGAACAGGAAAAAAAGCAGATGGAAGAACCGAAGAGACCGGCACGAGGTAAGAAAGCATGAAAATCTTCAAACCCTACGAAAAAGAAAAACCGGAAGTCCGCTGCAACTGCTGCGGGAACATCATGGAGCCGGAATACAAAGAACGGTACGACGAGTACGGGCACCCATATCTGGAAAAAGTAGGCGAAGTAAACACCTATGAAAAAATCCAGAGCTACCGCGACCAATGCGACGTGATGGCAATTCTCAGCCGATACGCAGCAGGCGACGAAAGCGCACTCGCAACGCCGGGTTACTACATCGACACGACGAAACTGCCGAAAACCTACACCGAATACCTGAACATGATGAACGAGCAGCGCGAAAAGTTCGACATGTTGCCGCTGGAAATCAGACAGAAGTTCGGCATGAACTTCCAGAACTGGGCAGCGACCGCAGGGGAAACGGAATGGCTTGAAAAAATGGGCATTTCGACGAAAAACGATGCTGAAGCACAGGCTGATCAGAACAGTGAAACCGTCAAAATGACGAAAAAAGAGGAAAGCGAAGATGAACAGAAACAGTGAACAACACTATGCACAGGTACCTCATGCAGAAATCAGGCGCGCAAAATTTCAGCGAGATTTTAATCTGCTGACCACGATGAACGAAGGCGATCTTGTACCGATCTACCTTGACGAGGTGCTACCTGCAGACACCTTCAAAATCAATCTGAACGCGCTGGTGCGTATGGCAACACCTTTGTATCCTGTAATGGATAACTGTTACATGGACTTCTATTTCTTTTTCGTGCCTGCACGCCTACTGTGGAAGCACTTTCAAAACCTGATGGGTCAGAACGATTCCACATTCTGGGCAGAAACAACCGAGTACACGACACCAGTAACGACCGCACCAGAAGGAGGCTGGAAAGTGGGCACACTGGCTGACTACTTCGGAATCCCGACAGGCGTGAGCGGCCTGAAAGTGAACAGTCTGCCATTCAGAGCATATGCAAAGGTGTGGA